TAAAGCGTCAACACAATCGTCGTGACTGCTAACACCAAAGTTTGTAAGCTCTTCATACATGGCAGTGAAGTTCCTAAAACGATTAAAGATAATCTTACGATCTTCAAACAAACCCATTGTGCCTCGGAAACGAGCCAGCTTATCCGCCCTAAAACCTTTAACTGCATGCCAATTCAAGTTGTAAAGGCTTTCATTTTGCAAGCAAATACGTTTGAAGTCAGCTTCTAAAGAAGCCTGATATTGAACAGCTTCACTCCAAATATCACAAGTCGAATAGGTTGGAAAATAGTTTCCGTTGTCATCTTGTCCAATGATGGACCAGTCATTGAGTAACTCTTTTAAAGCATCTAATTTTTCTAAGTTGCCCATCACCCTGATACGGCGGTAATCGATAATATGAATTGTGTCTGCGATACGACCACCAAGAACCATAACGGTGTAATCGTTCTTTTCTTTGGTTCCAGCAGATAAGTCAACGCCTATGCCTAAGGTATCGAATTCAGTTGCAATTTCAGCTTTAACAATCAACTCTGGCGCCAGTGATAGTTCGTTCTGTCGAACGATCTCATTCATGTACTGGAAACTAAATGCAATTGGTGCTTGATGTTTTTTCTCTTTTAAGTAATCAAGCGACCACATCTCAGGCCAATATGATTTCTCTTCTCCTGTTTTGGGATCGTTATAGATAGCCGATAAAACAATCTGAGTCCAATTATTTTGTTCATTAAAGGTGGTGGCATGAATATCGTCATGCCTAAAACGAGTACCCAAGCAAATAGCTCGACCACCTTCAAACATGGTGGGGGCAATAACTGCATTCCAGTTATCCTGCATTTGTTTGCGAATATCTGGGTTACCAATATCAGCAGCAGACTTAATAGCGTCATCAATCATCACAAGATGAGAACGCTTTGAGGTCACTGAACCTTTCAGGCCAGCTGCACAGAGTGTGAACTGTTCATCAGCTGTTGTATCGATACCAGCAAACTTGTGATCAATGGACCAGTATTCATTACTGGTGACATTCTTCATCAAGCGGACAGTAGGAAATACTTCTTGATATCGCTTGCTTTCAATAATTCGTTTGATAGTTGCAGACTTGGATCGTGCAATATCAACTGTGTACGAAAGATACAGGATTTGTAAGGGTTTTTTTGCAGCTGTATGGATGCCAATAGCCCATGCTGTTAATAAACCCAACACGGTACTTTTCGCTGAGCCCCTGGGTCCCAAGAGATCAACATTAGGCCCTGCAATTTTAATTAAACAAGAACTATCTTCATTTGTTACGAAGTGACGATTCCATTCTTTGTGATGTGCTGCTGGAGGCTTGTCTGCAACATATTCACAAAAGAAAGCAAAATCTTCCCTTGCTCTATTTAATTCTTCTTGATTTTTTACAGGCTTAAGATTTTGTTGTCGTGCCGCCGCCAAAGCATTACGTCGATAAGCGAAATGTTGGTAAGACGGCACGTTAACTATGTATTCAGTAAGTAAATACTAGCTTACTTCTTGTCTTTATCTTTCTTATACTGCTTAGCAGCTTTAGCTGCTTTCAAACCTTTCTTTGCAGACTCTTCTGCTTTTTTACCCCTTTCTTCTTTATCGGTATCTTTATCGTCACCGTCGCCTGCTTTCTTCTTGAAGTACTCAAGAAGCTGGGGTGGCATTTTTCCTTTCTTAGACATAAGAATTAAACGCGACCACGAGCGCTACGACGGGAACGTTCTGCACGTTTACGTGCCATCTTCTGACGAATCTCACTACGCTTAGCAGCAATACGCTCACGATTAGGACGACGAGAAGGACGGCTGGGAGCACCCATGCCACCAATTTCAGAACCGCCACCAAAAGAATATTCAGGCTGACGCTCTTTACGACGTGCAATAGCTTGGCCAATGCCCCCCAGGGAACCCATGCCACCTAACTCGTCGCCAACATCCTGGCGCTCAGCCATTTGACCAATGCGTTCTTTAGCAAAAGACATACCAGGATTACCCATGTCATTGAGGTCATCCGGCATGCGCGAACGTGAAAGCTGTGCAGACAACAGTGAACGCATCATTTGATTTTGAGGGTTAGTACCCATCGGTGCAGAATCAGGCATCCGATAAGGACTGTCATCAGGAGTTTGGAAAGGTGCTGCTTGCATTGCAGACATCTTAGAAGGAGCGGCGCCCATATCTTTTTAAAGTATCAATAGTTTTATTTTAATTCAATTATTCTTCCAGCTGCATTTTACCTGCCCCGTCGAGACCGACCTCTAATGCCTCGGCCTCGAGTTTGGCCAGTGCTCCTAGAGCGACCTGATACACCCCTCCCTCTAGAAGGTACTGACCTAGTACGTCTTCCGCTTACACGGCCTGAAATCCGGCCTGCACTAGCTCGTGCCCTCAAAGCGTCCATCGTGCTTCTGCCACGCGGGGCGGGGAATCCACCCAAAAACGTCCCGCCTGTATTGCCGAGGAATCCACCCAAAGACCTTCTTTTTTCTGTACTAAGTCGTCCTCTCAAAACGTCTAGTGGGCTTCTGCCAGCTTCTCGTGATCTGGCGCGGTCAAAAAGTTTGTTAAAAACAACTTGTCTTGAAGACGAACTCGATGCTGGTTTTGGAGCAGGTTTTTTAGCAGATGCTACAGGAGTAGAAGACTTCTTTGCATCATTTTTTACAAGACTGACGTAACTCTGGACTGCTTTTTTAGCTTTTTCTGCGGCAGGTGCCGAAGGACCTGGACCGGAAGGATCTAGATAACTACGCTCACCACGTGCTTTCTTTTCAAGTTCTCTCGCCAACCTTGCTTCTGCATCTTTTAAAGACCCAAACCGAGAATTATATTGACCAGTGGTGGGGTTGTAGAATTCAAACCCTCCATTTCTCGCTGCGATTCCATAATCTCCATAGCGAGAATTGCTTACAAACCGACTATCATCCAAGTCGTTTTTAATTCCAGTAAAGGTATCATTTACAGGCTTGTCACTCAAGTCATCTACGATGCCGGTAAAAGTATCATTTACTGGAGGAGATGGAATCGTTGGAGGAGATGGAATCGTTGGAGGCGGAGTGAAGCTAAGTCCCTTACGCGGCGGCGTGTTTCGCGGTATGCGCGTGCCCAAACCAAAGGAACCGCCTTCGTCAGCAGGAATCCTTCTACCTAAGCCAAACTGGCTGTCATCAGAAGGGTCTACTCGGGTACCTAAGCCAGAACGACGTGAATCATTTAAAATATTAAATCCTGGACGGGCTCGTGACTCATCAAGGCTGTTGAAGCCGAACCCAGGGGCGCGGTTATACCTTCTCCTAAAGCCTCCCCCAGAATTACTCCTAGTATTAGAGTTAGTTCTACTGCGAGACTCTTTTAATCTTGCTAGCAGTTGACTACTTAATGCAGAATTATTAGTAGGAGTGGCACCCATATTTTTAAACTGTCAATAGTTTTATTTTAAGTCAGTTATTCTTCTAGCTGCATTTTTGCCCATACGGACATTGTTGCTTCTTCTAATGGAATTTCAATTGGATCATCTTTAAAAATCTGCATTAATTCACGAATGGCGCGATCAGCTCCAGCCATTAATAAACCTTTGCGATCTCGATTATTAGTAAACTCTTCTACTTGAGCAATAGTGCCACGTAATTCTCTTTGCATCTGAGCAATACGTGCAACACCTGCATCGCGCTTAACCAATCCGGCTTCTACATCAGCGCGAAGCTTAGCAATATCATCCTGCATGGCATTAATTTCATACAGGAGTTTTCGACGGTGATCAGGTTTGGGATGGTTTAACTCAACCCACGCACTGCAATCTGCAATGCTTCCCCTGTAACCGAGGAAACGAGCAAAGAGATAAGTCTCGATAGTCGAGTAATTATCTTCTGCAAACGAAATAAAAGACTCCTGCGTTGAGGAGTCGAGATTATCTACCCAATAATCAAACAGGTCAGAATCGACGTGCTTTCTGGGCTTGGGCGTAATCTCGGGCTTCGTCTCTTTCTTTGAACTCCTGGCTCTGTTGAGAAGAAGTTCGCTGTTCAGAAGCTCCTTTTCCGATTGTTTCTCGCTCTTGTTCACCAGCGTCCTCTAATTTCTTTTTACTAAACTCGTAAGCAACGCCAGCAGCTTTGCGGTATTTGTCTAAATCAAACCAATCATCAACATCGGTTTGACCTCCTGGTACAGAAGATGTCATTTACCACTCCGTTATAACGTTTACTTACTGAATTAGATTATCAGAAATTGCTCATCATGCCAGCAAGACCGGTAGCGAAGATATCGCGACGACCTTCTAATGACTTCTGACGAACTTGACGACCCTTGGAAGCTTCAAGACGCTTTAACAGCTCTTCAAACTTAGTAATATCAAAATAGTCGTCCTTGGGTGCACTATCAGTCATTTATCCAATTGAATAACTAGATTAATTATAACAAGTAAATATTTATATTTTAAAAATTAAATGCCTGCACAACTGAGGTATAGATATCACCTTCCTTACTGATACGAGTAGTTTCTCGACTGCCCTCAT